TAAAAAGCGGTAGTTTTTATACTACTTTTAATATATTATTAATAAATAGTAGAGTTTCCTCTACCACCTACCCTTTCCCACCAAGTAAATTACCTCAAAATATTAAATTTTTCGTAGGTAGTGACCTTAAAAGCCTGTTTTTACTTCGTATTTTTCTTCAAATATACTTCATTTTTACTAAAACTCAAAAAAAAACCTCCCCTCTTTCTTATTTTGAAATTAAAACTTTTTCTTACCAAAATAGAGTTAAAAACTTTCGTCGTCCGTTTTTAATATAATTATAATTATCTCTATTACCAAACATACCATCAGGTATATCATTCCTTAAAAAATTAAATATTTTTTATCTAATTTTTTAAAATATTTTTGAGAGTTGGAGAGATTTGATTAAGTTGGCTTACTTATTTGGAAGGCTTTAAAATTTTTATACTACTTTTTAAAAGTTGCGCTACCCCAATATATTATAACCTTTTATCTTTTTCTATTACTTTTGCCTTTTCTCTCTTTTTTTTTTATAAAAGGTAGCGTAGTAGTATAGTAGTATAAAAAAAAAGAGAAATGAAAAAAAAAAATTATAAAAAGAACAACAAAAAAAAATAAAAAATATGGGTGAGTGAATAAAATCTAAAAACTACTCTACTACACACTACCCTATGAAGTAAATCTAATTTCTTGAAGTAAAATTGAAGTAAAAAGCGGTAGTTTTTATACTACTTTTAATATATTATTAATAAATAGTAGAGTTTCCTCTACCACCTACCCTTTCCCACCAAGTAAATTACCGCTTTTTGAGCGAGTTCTTGACGAGATTTGTTCTGTCTTCTTTTCTACAAACGCTTTTGTATCTGTCCTATACTTCTTTGTGCTTTCCTTCGCAACTCTCGTTATTTCAATCGGTCTCTCCTCTATACTCCTCGTTAATTTACTTATCGTTTTTAATAAAGAAGTTATTGGCGTTTTAACATTCCTTTTATTAAATATTTTTATTTATATCTCTGTATATATAAAAGATGACCCAGACCAATATCACTTTAGCAAAAAAAAACGCAGCCAAAATTGGCGTAGAAGTTAAAGTATCTACACGCAAGAATAAGAAACTTGATGTATTCAAAAATGGAGATAAAGTAGCAAGCATAGGCGATAAAAATTATAAGGATTTTTTAACCCACGGTGATAAGAAGCGCCAAGCCAATTATTTAGCGAGACACGCCAAGACACGAACAATTAAAGGTAGTCCTTCATATTATGCGGCTGAAATTCTTTGGCGGTGATATAATATTTGACGAAAACTATATAAAGAAAAATTTACATTTTATAATGAGAAATGCCTATTTTAGATAAATACCTGTTTATCCCAGTTAGAAGCCCTATGGAGCAGAGCCCCGACTGTGTTAAGTTTGATAATTATAGATGTATATGTAGTGATTACCCTATTTCATTTGTATCTATTAGGGGACACAAGAAATGTATTAAACACAAAGAGTTTATTAAAAAAAAATTTGGCGAGCAATACTTATAACAATATATATTTTAGCGAAATTATAACATAAACAAAATATTATAATTATGTTATATAAGAATGACTACTACACAAAAAACTACCCGCTTTCGTGATTACGGCAAGGGGAAGATTTACAAGATTATCGCACCAGATACAGATGAGGTATATATCGGCTCTACGATACAAACGCTTCCACAGAGACTTTCAAAACATACAAGCGATGCGAGATTGTGGAGGGGAGACACTTCCAGAAAATATTGCTATAGCGAAATGATGCTACGCAACGAGGGCTATAAGATTGAATTACTATATGATTTCCCCTGTGGTTCGTTGGCTGAATTAAGCCGTGAGGAAGGCGAGACTGCTAAATTGTTCCCCACAAGGGTAAATAAGAATGTAGCGGGTCGCACCAGAGAGGAATGGTTTCAAGACAATAACACTACGGAAGTAGAATATAAGCGGAAATGGAGACAAAACAACCCTGAAAAGGTAAAAGAAAGCTTTGCTATTTGGAGAAATAAAAACCCAGAAAAGTATAAAGAAAACTACGTTAAACAAAATCAAAAAAAAAAAAATAATCCAGAAACAAAAGAATACAAGAAAGAATACTATCTAAAAAACAAAGACAAGTATAAAGATAAGAAACTTGCTGATAAAAAAAAACTAAAGCAGGATATTAAATTTAAAGAAGATTTAGAGACCCACGAAATGGAGAATGAGATTATTTAGGGATTTATTCAATTATCTAATACTTTAGGGAAAATAATAAATTTATATTAAAATAAAAATTGAACTAATATATTATTATTTTAGGATTTAAAAATAATATATTGTGTATATATATAAATTAGAATGCCTCGCATTACAAAAGTCCCGACTAATGCCGAATACAAAGTTTTACTTGAGAACTATAAGAGTGCTGGAAAAAGCACGCTGGACGCCTATAGAAATAATTATTACAAGATGTTTTCTGCTCTTGATGGTTTAGAGATACACACCGTCAGCGAAAAGACAATTATTGATGCTGTAAATGAACTGGATATTAAGAATGTTAATACCAAAAGTGCCCTGCTTAACATCGCAGTAGTGGTGAGGAAAATGCCCGATTATCAACTGGGAACAGCGAAGATTGTTGCTGAACGGGAGAAGTTGAGGGATGCGATTGTATCACATACCAAGGACAAAAACGACGAAATCAACTTACCTTCGTATGAAGACATCGTTAATCATATGAATCAGCAATACGAAGACGAAAACTATCGTGGCTATATAATCAATTACCTTCTCATCCATTTCCAGACACGAAACCAAGACCTTAACTTCAAAATCGTTAGAACGAAGAAGGAAATGAATGATGAGAGCCAAAATTATCTGTGGCTAAATGTTAGAACTAATACCGTTTTATATTGGAGGAACATTTATAAAACAAACAAGTCATACAGCACTCTTAAACACGAAATTACTGATAAAAAATTCATCAAATCGCTTAAGGCTATTACCAAACTACAAAATGCGGGACATAAGGACGGTGTATTTATTAAAAACATCTCTTCTTTAGCCACATATGTTATTTCCTATACTTTAGACAAAATCGGCGAAGGAAAATATGTTAAGATTGTAATTAACCATTTCAAGGACGACCTCCAGACTTTAAAGCAAATCTCCAAGAATAGAGGAACAAGTATTGAAACACTATTAGCCTTCTATGATATTGAGAAGAATAATAAACCCAAGAAAAATCTGTAATTCTTTAGCAAAAATAATATATATAATTTTTTAATTAATATATTATTTAATAATTGATTTAAAAACAAAATATTATGTATATATATAAAAAAATGACTTTCAAAGTTCAAGAACGAATTAACGAGATTGCTGCCGAGTATATCAAAGAGGCTTTTGGTATTGATGATTTACTCCAATTAAGAGACTACAAGACCAAGAAGGAAGCGAAAGAAGAACTCGCAAAAATTATTAATTATGTTTCTACTATGTTAGAAGAGAATTGTCTTCAAGATGTTTCTTATGATTTCGCAAGGTTTAGGGACGATGGGCGTCGCTTTGGTAAGTTTTCAATTCAAGGTGTAGCCCGTGAAATTCGTGGGCTTTTGTGTGAAGGAATTACTACTGATATAGACCAAGTTAATAGCCACCCTGTTATTCTTAAACATTTATGCGATAAATATAACATTCCTTGCCGTAATCTAAAATCCTATTGTGCCGATAGAGAGGAAATTCTTAAGGAAATGATGGCTGATGATGGTATTAGCCGAGCAACAGCGAAGACTTTAATCCTTCAAATGACTAACTCCACTTATACCCTTCCTAAAAAAATCAAGGGCAAATTTATTACAGAATATGCGGCTGAACTCAAACGAATTCAAAAGGCTATTAGCGAGGTTCGTGATTTACAGTATATCCACAAATACATTAAAACCGAAGTTAATTATTTAGGGTGCTTTATGAGCCATATGCTACAAGTTCAGGAAAACATTATTTTAACCGCTATGTATGAATATTTAATTGAAAAAGACTATATAATTCATTCACTAATGTTTGATGGATTGATGGTTTATGGAAACCATTATGATAATAAAGAACTTCTTATTGAGATTGAGGAATATGTTTTAGAGCATACCGAAATTAATATGAAACTGGCTTATAAACATCACGACACTACTCTTTCTATCCCAGACGAATATGAAACCGAAAATAGCATTTACCAGAAGGCTAAAGAAGAGTTTGAATTAACTAATTTTAAATATATTGATAATTTTGTGTATGTTAATAGCCGCAAGGAATTCGCTATTAAATCAATTGAAAAATTCAAAACAATTCATCAAGAGAAAGGTGCTAAATTCTTACAAAAATGGCTTGAAGACCCTGATAAGAGAAGTTATGAATTTATGGAGATGTATCCCGATGTCCGTAATTGTCCCGATGATACTTTTAATATGTGGAAACCGTTCGTAGCGGAAATGAACGAATACTCAAAATCCGTTGATATGCCTAAAAATGAAGCAGGGCTCGCCTTCTTTTTGAAGCATATATTATCACTCGTAGGGGGTAATCAGGAACATTACGAATTTGTGTTAATGTGGCTCGCCCAGATGGTTCAATATCCAGAACACAAGAGTATTGAAATGGTTTTTATCGGTGGTTTCGGCACAGGTAAGGGTTTGTTTATTAAATTCTTAAGCACATTATTAGGAGCATCTCGTGTATTTCAAACCGCCAATCCCCAGCGTGATATTTACGGAAACTTTAACGGTGGATTTGTTGATGCGTTCCTTGTAGTCCAGAACGAGGCTAATAAATCTAACACATACGGCAAAAACGATATGAAAAAGGATTTAATCACGGACGACACGATTAGCATTAATATTAAAGGCGGTGCTTCTTTCACTATGAAGTCTTTCCATAGGTTCTTGACCTTCTCTAATAACGATGACCCTATCAATTTAACAAAGGGAGACCGTAGGAGCGTTATTTTTAGGGGAGACAGTGTTAATATTTCCAACACTAACTATTTTAATGATGGGTTTGCTTTTGCCGAAGACCCTGATGTAGCGAAATACATTTATGAGTTCTTAATGGGTTATGAAACAAAGCCAAAAATTACAATTAAAGATTTCCCAGAAAACGAATATCAAAATGAATTGGTTGAAATGAATAAACCGATTATTGAGGAGTGGTTCGCTGATTTCATTAGTGGAGACAAAGAGAGGAATATTGAGTTTGTTGCTATTACTTTTATGTGGGAGCGTTTTCAGGCGTTTTGTAAGGAAGCAAACTATCCCCTTACTTATTATAATAAACGGGACTTTTCTAAAGACCTCGGTTTTAAATTGAAATTACCGAAAGCAGTCCAGAAGAAAAAAGACGGTGTGAATCTTTATAGGGTTGAAATTAATTATATTGAGTGTTTGAGTGTTTTCGGTTAATTGTGAAGTTTGATTGCCTTATTTGAAAGGCTTTGAAATACAAAATTTTATAAAATATTTTTTTATAAAATTTTTATACTACTTTTTAAAAGTTACGCTACCCCAATATATTATAACCTTTTATCTTTTTCTATTACTTTTGCCTTTTCTCTCTTTTTTTTTTTATAAAAGGTAGCGTAGTAGTATAGTAGTATAAAAAAAAAGAGAAATGAAAAAAAAAAATTATAAAAAGAACAACAAAAAAAAATAAAAAATATGGGTGAGTGAAAAAAATCTTTGAAATACCCGACTACACACTACCCTATGAAGTAAATCAAACTTCTTGAAGTAAAATTGAAGTAAAAAGCGGTAGTCTTTCCACTACTTTTAATATATCATAAACAAATAGTAGCCTATCCACTACCTGTAATAGTAATTAATAGAAATATTAGTATTATAAAATTATAATCTTTAGTAATAATAAATGTCAGCCGAAGAAGAAGATAAGGAAGTAGTTGAAGAGAGCGATGAGGAGATTGAAATCCCAATCAAAAAAGAACCAGAAAAGCCAGTAAAAGCAAAGCGTGTAATGTCTCCAGAAGCACTTGAAAAATTAGCCATCGCCCGCAAGAAGGCATTTGAGGTTAAAACAGCGAATGCGAAAGTAAGAGCCGAGAATAAGAAGAAATTAGTAAAACAAATAACCGAGGAACATCAAGAAGAAGTTAATACAAAATTAAAAGAAAAAATTAAGAAATCAATTAAACCAAACATTCCTGTAAAGGAGGTTAAGGAAGCAGTTGAGGAAGAAGATGAAGAGGAAGAGCCCCAAGTAGTCAAAAAGAAGGCTGTAAAGAAGAAGAAGAAGCCCGTTGTAATTATAGAGGAGAGTAGTAGTAGCGATGATGAGAGTAATGTAGTATATATCAAACGCAGGAGTAAGAAACCACCAAAAGAGCAACCTGTAGCACCGCCACCTCCACCACCAAACCCCGAACCCCCACCTGTAATTCGTCAAGAGTTTTCAGCATTTGATAGGCAGATGCTTTTACAAAGGGCAGCCCTTCGTATGTTTTAAATAATTTTATTAATTTTTAATAATAATATTATTCAAATATAAATGCCCCGTTCGTATCGGTTAAAGTGTTTTGAGAACCCTGATTTAATCAGTAGTAGCCAAGGTTGTAAATATAAGTTTAAAGAGCCAACCCCATTTACCCCATCTAATCGTCCTGTAAGTCATACATTTAAGCCAACTCCACAGAAGATAGTCCCAGTCCCTCAATCACTCCCCTTTAGCCCACTTCCTACAAGCATAACACCACTCCCAAATAATAACGCTTATCATCACATTAATAATTTATCTAATGAACTACAAGCCATACAAAAAAAAAATCTACCACAAGATAATCAAGAAGACGAAACTCTACAGTCTAAACTATTAACTAAATTCACTTACTTCAGTGAAGAATTACGCCAAGAGCACTTAAATTATGTGAAGAGTTTTTCACAACACCCAGAGTTCCGTAATGTAGATAAAACCGCCGCAATCTTATCAAATGCTGCTTATATGGAAAATGTAGGTGCTATTAATGAATATTTAAACGAAGTGACCGATTTGGGAGAACAAGGGTGGAAACTGTCGCCAGAGAGCAGAGCATCTAACGAGTGGGTAAAAACTTTTGTAAATACCGATACTGGAGAAGTAGCAGTAGCAAACCGTGGAACTGTTTCGTGGTTAAAAGATGACGGAATAGCCAATATAACCAACACCACAGGCGGGAGCAAATTTAGACAGTTCTTAAGTGAAGATTTAGATGTAGATATTAGAACCCGTAAAGCCCGTTTAATGGACGACACATATAAATTTATCAAGGAAACATATGGAGAAAATGTGAAGATAAGCACGGGACATTCGCAAGGTGGATATGATAGTGCCTACGCCCAGTCAAAATATTTCCAGAACGCAGAGGTTATAAATTTCAATCCAGCCCCAAGTGGGGTAGTCCCCAAGGAATTAGGGCGGTCTTGGACTACTCCCAATGATGTAGTCAGTCTTACAGGTAAAATGAAAGCATTAACAAACCCCAACCAATATGAGGTTCATACTGTAAAGAGCACCGCAAACACGGTTTTAAATAGGCTTACAGGCGGACATATGATAGACAATTTTGTAGATGAATTCGCCATTAACGGAGATATAACCGAGACAACTCCTTTACTATCGCATACTAACGGTTCGTCTAATCTACCAAACACAGTCAAGAGCACAGTAGCAACAAATATAAAAAACATCGGGCGTGGTGTAGCGGTTGCTGGGGCGGGTGTAGCAAGTGATTTAATTATAGATAATTTGGGCGTCCAACAGCCCGAGATTGCGAAAACAGCCGAGAAGTCTGTGCTTGGTTCGGTATTTATGAAGAAAGCGGCGAGTATGGTGGGAGCACCTTCGGTATTAGCCAGCGAGACAATTTTGCCTCTATTTACATCTTACGAAGCAGCAACTTTAACAGGCGAAGCGGTAGATAGTGCTTTAGATAAAACCGACCTTGGAACTGTTGAAAAATCTACAATATCTGGGGGTGTTTCTGGTGTAGCGGGAGCAACGAGTTTTTCAGTTTCATCAGCGGCAGTAGTCAAAGGCGGGCAACTCGCAAAAGCAGGAATTCAATCAATTCAAGCAGCAAGAACGGCAGGGACAGCGGGAGAAATAGCCGAAGGGACAGAATTAGTGCCTTTACTTACCACAGCAGGAGAGGCTACTGAAGTCGCGACAACTGCTTTTGAAGTCGCCGAAGTCGCCACAACAACGGCAGAAATAGCAGAAGCCAGTATAGCCGCAGTTGAAATCGCCGAAGCCGCTGTTATTACAACAGAAGCGGTCAGTGTGGGTGCTGCGGCGGCTACTGGTGCGGCGGCTGGTAGTTTTTTAGCACCTGAAACATTAGGTTTGTCTGTCCTTGTGGGTGCGGGTATTGGGGCTCTCGGGGGCTGGATTGGTGGAATGATAAACCATAGCCAAGAGGAAGAACGGAATAAAGAGGCACAAATACGGGAAACAGAAAGATTAAGATTATGGCGAATAGAAGAACAAAAGCGATTTGATAGAGAAAATGCTGAAAGAGAAGAGCAAGAACGATTAGCGGCTGTTAAACACAATGAGGCTGCTTGGCTGGGACAGCACAAATTCACAGGGAAAACTACATATGAAGAAGCATTTGCCGAATACACAACACAACAAGAAGCAAGGGAGGCAGAAAAACAAGAAGTTTCAAATAAGCCTTTCGTCCTTCAACAGCAAGCGGCTTAAATTGTTTAGCATAAATTGTTTATAAATATAAAATAATATATAATATTAATGTAAATATGATTAATATTAAAAATTTGAATATTTATAATGGTAAGCCCAAACAAGATGTTAATAATGAGTATCCCGTGAAAGAGGGCGAATTACGTGCTCCGATGCTCTGGTATGTAGCTGCTACACGCTATAGTGGTAAATCTTATCTAATCTCTCAATATTTAAAACAAGCCCAAACAAATCGTAAAAATAAAACCTATAATCGGGTATATATTATTACGAGTTCATTTAAAAGTAATGAAGCGTATTTTGGTGATTATGTAAATGGAGAAGATGTTTATGAACCAGTTAAGGGCTCTATAGAGGAAGTTTTAGCGGAGGTTGATAAAGAGAGAGACGAATTTGAAGATTATTTAGCACAAGTGGAAGTCTATAAAGAGTTTAAGAAGTCTATGAGGGATAAAAATGATATTTCTTTAGTAGATGACGAGATGATGCTTCGGTTTGATAATTACGGTTTCCTTGACGGAAATATTCCCCGCTGGAAGTATGATGTCGTTGAGCCTCCTAAGTCGTTGCTGATTTTAGATGATTGTTTAGGGTCAAAGGTTATGTCTTCTTCGTCGGGTTTAATGAAGTGTGGAGTAATGAACCGTCATTTAAGCGAATTGAAGGAAAATCATTCAGGTAGGTCTGCGTGCGGTTTAGCGGTTATAATTTTAAGTCAGTCGTATCGCATCGCAGGGGGAATGGGTTTGAGCCGTGGAATTAGAGAGAACCTCTCTTTAATGACTGTGTTCTTAAATCGTCAGCCTAAAATTATGGAAGTCTTAAAAGAAGAGATTGGTTCAAGTGTAGATGAAAATAAATTCCAAGCCGCTTATGATTACGCCACAAAGGAAAAATACGGTTCGCTACTCGTGGATATGAAGGCATTTTGCGAGTGCTTAACTTTTCGCAAAGGTTTAAGTAAAGCAATTATATTTCCAGACCAAGAATGTAGTTGTGGAAAATGTCGTAAGAAGAAGTCTAATAAAGCAATTGATATGAAAAAAACAGAAGATTTAGAAGAAATTAAAAATAATATCCCGAGTATATAAATGCCTTATTTTCATAAGCGAACAGCGAAAAGTGCCGAATGCCTTTTAGATGAGCCAGTCCCCTTAAGATATTATAGCACACTCCCATCTGGAACAGTTCCTCGTTTCCACCCCCGAACTATGCGTGAATTAATGATATTAAAAAGTGAAGAATTTATTAGAGATAAAGATAAAAAAGTACAATCCAATGATGAAGATTTAGTAAGTTTTATAAATGATTTTAAAACAGAATTATTTAAGATGTTTGATAGTGGTATGAAAGCACACGAAGAGAAAAATAGTGATTGGAATATGTTAGGGTTAGAGGAGGACGACTATTATTTTATGGGATTAAATGATGATAAAACAAACTTTAGGGAAGTAGAAGCAAATCTAACTGAAGACGATGAGGTAGTAGCGTCGCAAACTCAACAAGATAGAATGATAAACCCAGAACCAGAACCACCTACTCCCGCCCATAATACAAGAGCACGCCGTCAAATAAGAGAAGAGCCAACATTACGCAACGATGAATTTGAGGATTTAGCCGAAACAGACCCTTATTATAGCCAACATTAATAATAAAATAAATATAAGTTTAAAATTTTAAAATATAATGTATATATAAATGTATAATATGAACGATACTTTAGACGAAAACGAAATAATCAGCACAGATGACGAAAATCCAGTTCCACTGAATGAAATGCCAAGGCACGAAGCCAGCAATCCACTTAATTATGATGACCTAACTCTTGCTCGTCGTGAAAAAGAAATATCGGCTATTATCAAAGACTACCCAAACGAGAACCCCTCCTCTATTCAAATGGCTTGGGATTTTGTCTATCTTCAAGGAAGTGATGAAGCGGCTATGAAAGAAGTTAAGCGTTTAGAAAAATTACCATCTAAACCGAGAGATTTAGTAAATTAGTTAATAAAAATATTTTATTATATAGCAATAAATATATAATAAAAATGGCTGATAAAATCGTTGATAGTTTCAATATCTTTTGTGATACAGATGGGGGTTCTTTAAACACATCGTCTAATGGTGTAGATTACGAACTCAACCTCGCTAATAGTAAGATTGATATACGCAAAGGGCAGCACTTCAAAATTTCGCTTTTAAATTTCAGTATGTATAAGACATTTACAAATGTGAATAAATACAACGGCGACTTTGTAATAAAGACCTCGGCACAATCTCCAGTTAGTTTAAGTCTTCCTTGTGTTAATCATAAAACAATCCGTTCAATAGCAGAAGATTTTGGTTTAGTAATGAAAGCCCCACTATTATCGTGGGCTCAAGCAGCGGGCTCAAATGCCGATGCGGTAGTGGTAGAGGTTTTAACTCCTGGTGCGACGGCTACTTTAGAGGGTAAAAGCGATGGGCGAATAAGGTTTAAAATTAAATTTACAAATAGCGGCACTCCAACAAATCATAATATCACGGGTTTTAAAGTTCAATTCTTTACACATTTATCGCAGGGTATGAGTGATGCTTACAGTCTTTTAGGCGGCGACCGTATTCGTGGAGAACTTGACGCCACAAACAACACAAATTCGTATGAAATTGATGAGACAACAGACCCGACGGAGATTAAATTAACATCGTGGTATTACGCCCAGCGGAGCACCGAGGCGTTCGTATATCTACATCATAGTTTAGGAGGTTCTACAAAAACGCTTGAGACTTCGTCGTTAAATTCGGCAAATGTAAATCACGGCAATACAAGCGAGGTTCATAGTTCATCCATATTGGCTAAAATCGCCATAGACACCGAATTTATTCACTTTGATAGTTTAACTGGTGGTAATGAATACTTTATGAATTTATACAATATGAAGCATTTAAATAATATAAGGTTCCAGGTAAAGAATTCTCATGGAGCACCTCTTCAGTCTTTAGGCTATGATGACGCCGCCACTTTAGGAAATCTAAACTTTAATATGGTACTCAAGGTAGATATTGTAGAGAGGACAACACAGGACGAGGTTCATTTAGGCGTTTTAAACAGAGGCATAGACCCCAAAAAGTCAAATCTCTCATACAACACAACCTTTTAGGTAAAAATAAATTAAAATTTAAATTAATTTAAAATTGATAGTATATTATTAAAATTTGTATTATTTAAAATATAATTAAGATATATAATATTTTAAATGATTTATCATTACTACCAAAGTAAAATTTATATGATATGGTCGCCACATACTGATAAGGTGTATATAGGAGGAACTAAAAAACCACTATCAAAAAGGTTTTCGGGTCATAAGGGAAATAGAGCGTGTTTAAGCAGGGAAATTATAGACTGTGGAGATGCCGAAATCAAACTAATCTGCTTATGCCCGTGCTATACGAAAGAGGAACTTGAAGAAGCAGAAGGAAAAATTATGGTCTTATTTGAAAACAGGGTAAATGTAAATATCCCAGGACGCAGTAAAGAACAACAGAGGTTAATTAACAATGAAACACGTCGTGATAAATTTGCTAATATGACGCAAGAAGAACGAAATGAATTTAATGAAACGAAACAAAATAATTTAACTCAAGAACAAAAATATAAAAAAAACGAACAAGCAAGGAATAATAGACAAAGAAAAGATAAAATAAATGAAGAACGCCGAAATAGTCAAGAATATAAAGACAAGAGAAACGAACGAAACCGTAATTTATCAAGGGAGGAGAAAGATAAAAGAAATCAACAACGGAATATATATAGGGCTAAAAAACGAGTGGCGGCTTTAGCGGAAATTGTTTAGGAATAATTAAAATTTAATTAGTTAGAGGAAATATTTTTTTATGTAACCTAATTATATAAAAAAAAGAATGAGTTACTCTCCAGTAATTTCGTATATGATGGACCGAATTTCAGGGTTTTCCACCAACTCTTACCGCCTTCAAGTTTTAGGCAGTAGTTCTGCATCGGCGAACCAGATTGTTCGCTTTGAACTTCCCAGCAACTCTATCGTTGATATTCGTAAATTCGCTATGGCTTTTAAACTGGCTGTTACAGGCGACGACCACGCTCGTTTAAGCGATGTAAATAACATTGTTGAGCGTGTATCCATCACCGTAGGCGGCACAGAGTTGTCGTCGGGCTTCTCCAAATATAATGTTCTCAAGCAGATTAAGAAATGCCTGATGGCTGATGAGGGCTGTGTTTTAACCGAACACCCAGAGATCGCTCGCACCAAATCTTACAATACTGGTGTTGCTTACAACCTTAACGGTGGTGAGCCCGCCGCTGATTACCGTATTGATGAGTGGATGGGCTTCCTTGGCGAGTGCGAACCCCGTGTAATTGATACTTCCAAGTTCCCACCTATCCAGATTTCTATCACTCTGGCGGCGGCTCAAGCGGTAGTAGTTCAGGGCTCTCTGGCTGGAACACCCGCCCAGTTCGTAACCGAGGGCTCAACTAATGGCGACTACTCTCTCACCGACATTTACGCTACAGTCCCCGTTCTTGCCTTCAACGACGGGCTTTATGATGGTATGACCGAGGCTATTCTACAGAAGCAGGGTTTCCTTGAACTGCCCTACAAAAATTACATTAATTTCCAGAATGTAGGCAACTCCGTTCGCTGGAATTGCTCGTCGGCGTCTATTGACCGTATCTGGACTGCGACCCGTGACCTAACCCACAACAGCAAGAAAGCCCCAGTCCTTGTAGAGGGCTACAACGGCGATTACGGCAAAATGTTTAACTACGCCGATGAGAAATACCAATCAAGGTATATGAATTTCCCCAGTCCAAGTTCGTCGGCGGGCATCACCTCACAGCACCGCATTAACTCCTCGCTACTACCACAATTTGCGATGTCGCCTATGGATAGTGCCCTACTAACTAAACAATCAGTCCCCAAACACTACCAGAAAAAGCACGGTTTAAAGACTATGACTTCCAATTTTAATGCGAGTTGCGTTCGCCTAAACCTTGAGGGCAGCGAGCAACTCCGCATCGCCTCGGGACTGGATAGTCGTTCTATTGCTCTACAGGGTCATTTTGACCTGAACGGTTTAGACAGCAACGACACCCCAATTGACGTGTTCGTGGAAACAACCTCTGTGCTCCGTGTGGGTAGAAACCTGATGATTGAGGTTGTCGCATAAGCATATATTAACATAAAAATTATATTTTATTTAGTTAATTCAAATTAAAATATAGATTTATAATATAAAAAATGACCGACATCTGGATAAGGAACGGGATACTTGGTAGTAAAGCAATTGATAATTCAATTATAGGGGTTGCTGTGGGTGCTCCTTCACGCATTCAACTAACAAAAAGAAATGCTACATTTGGTGTAGATTTAGGGAGAAACGAACATAGTGGAGTAGCGACAAATATTACGATGTATAATAATTATACGAGAGAGGAGGGTTGCCGTATGGACTATGTAGTAAAGTCTGGAAGAGCACCAAAAGAGGCACAAAAAGTTTTGCCTTCATATCACGGAGTAGCAAGGAATACTTCAAGTGTCTTCCCCCGCCCTTCAAATGACGGACCTCTATTAGTGCCTATAGACAGTCAGTTCCAGTCTCGCCCTAATAAATTAGGATTACCAAAGTGAGCCTTTAGTAAAAAAATTTAGTAATTTTTATATATAATATTTGATACTATATATAGAAAATATGTTTATGAGCCCTTATAAATCAGCGACATTTGATAATGAACTATCAAGCGGTGGAGGTGGGAGTGATATCGGAATTGATGCTAATAATGATTTACTTGGTTTAAGGAATTTATCCACTACACAAAACATAACAGCGGGAACGCTTAACACGGGTCAAATAACAGGAACGGGTGAGATAATCGCAGGGGAAGGGAGTGATTTATCTTTTGTTTTTGGAAATGCTAAAATCGGTTGGACTGGAAGTAGTTCTACATTTATAGGGTTTTCGCATAAAGACCAACACGGCATTAACACCGCAGCACTACAGCAGACAGCAACGGGGACAACCGCTCTAAATGCTGCTGCTGGGGAAAATCTCTGGTTGTCTATTCAAGGCGTTCCAAAACTTGCTATAGCACCAAATGGAAAAATAGGTGTAAATAATCTTTCCCCCTCTAAAGAACTTGATGTAGTGGGAGAAATAAAAGCGTCTGGAAATATAACAAGTGACGGGACTATATCAGCAGGTGTAGATACAGATAAGACCCACCGACTGGGTTATGCGACTATAGGAAATATTGGTTTTAATGGTAATGCTGCTTTCGGGCATTCTTCCAGACTTGCTGATGGAATTGATGGGTATGCTCTTCTCGCTACAGGAACAGGAACAACCTATTTACACGCTAAAACTGGAAAAGATATAGGTTTTCGTATTGGAACTACTGGATTAAATTCAATGACCTGTCTCGCAAATGGAACAGTTCAAGTTGGAAATAAAACAACCGCTATTGCTGGGGCTATGTTAGATGTGCGAGGAAGAATTTATGCTGACCGTATTAGTTGCTCGGCTGGAAGTGATATATCGTGTGAGTTTGGAATGGCGGTTATAGGACACGCTCCACCTAAAGTAGGGACTGCCGAGACCTGTGATGATAGTGTTATATTCGCACATAAAGATTTCGCCAATTGCCGCGACTATGCGATTAAGCAAACAGATACAGGACAGACTTTTTTGAATTCAAAGACCGGAGAAGATGTGTGTTTAGCGATAAATAATCGAGTCAGGCTGACGGTAAAAGCAGGACACGAGGGTAATGTCGGTATCGGGATACAAAATCCCACAAAAAAACTTGAAGTCTTGGGTGATATTTCGTGTTCTGGTGACCTACACGCTACTGGTAATATCGGGGTCGGAACAAGTAGCCCCCAGGGATTGTTACATTTATCGTCAGGGATTTCGGGTGATTGTGTCTTAATTCTGGAAGCAGACACGGATAATAGCAACGAAAACGATACTCCTCGTATTGAGTTCCGGCAAGACGGTGGAATGAACCATTCGGCGATTTCGCACGGGAGTAATAATTTACAAATAATGAACAGTGTCCGCGGTCTGGAAGGCGGAATAACTTTACATACTAATAACGTTGATGGATACGCAAATGCAATAGAAAGAATGAGAATAACCCCCGCAGGCAACGTAGGCATCGGACTTGCTGACCCCACTAAAAAACTTGAAGTCTTGGGTGATATTTCGTGTTCTGGGTTTGTAGATGCTGGGAGGGGTCAAGACATTTTAAATACTATGGGTAAATTAGGGGTTGGTAAGGTCGCATTTAATGGGTGGGCTGGTATTTCAAATGTGGATAGGGCAAACACAACCGATTATGCTTTAATCCAAAGTCCAGACGGCATTACAATCCTAAATGCTGCTGATACAAAACAAATAGAGTTTAAAATTGCTGATAGTCTAAAGATGAAATTAGCATCAAATGGTTTTTTCGGCATCGGTAGGGCAACTCCCACCGCCAAGTTAGATGTGAATGGTAATATTTTCGGTTCGTCCATTATACAGGTGAATATTGGTGGGACTGGAACAAATATTTTTGGAACTGCCGTCGTGGGTGATATTTTCAATAAAGGAGATATGTGTCTAATTCATAATAGCAGGAAGGGTGGAAGTGAAGATTACGCATTAAAACAACTCGCAGATGGAGCAACAACACTCAATACTAAAACAGGAAAGACAATTGACTTGGCTATTAATAGTGTGTCTAAATTACATATAGATAGTGCTGGAAAGGTGGGTATTGGTTTAACAAATCCTACTGAAGAGTTAGATGTAGCAGGTTATATAAAAGCGTCAGGAACTATTACTTCCAGCGACGACCGTCTAAAGCATAATGAAGTAGGAATTACGAACGGTTTAGAAGTAATAAGGCGTTTAGCCCCAGTCGTATATGATAAAACGAAAGATATGATATTAGGTGTTCCATTTACTGGAAATTTTAATGGAGATTTAGGTGTTCCATTTAAGCGTGAAGCGGGTTTTATCGCCCAAGATGTAAAACTTATAGACGATGTAGAGTTTGCTGTTAAAGGTGGAGATTACACAAACGAACAAGGGCAATTAATAACTTCTTCTTTTGGTATAAATTATAATGATTTATTCACTTATGGGCTTGCGGCAACGAAAGAAATAGACGCTATAATTAGCCCTTACCCAGTTAGGTTTGATAATATAGAAACAGATGTTGAAACTTTTAGCCTTATTGCTATGGGTAATAAAACAGATATAGGACGACACGAGGCAAGAATTGATAATATAGAAAGTGATATAGTAGCAAACGCCGCAACGGCAGCCGCCAACCTTTTAACATTAGAAACTAACACAGCAACGAATAGAGCGACTGATAATGCGGCAGCAAATCTTTTAAATTCTCGTGTAGGAGCAGTAGAGGCAACCATAAGTGCTTACCCAAATAGGTTTGCGACTATAGAGGGAGAACTACTGCGAATTAATAGTATAGATTTAGATGTAGGAACATTAAAAACTGATATGACGGCTGTGGAGAATTGGATGAACGTCCATATGGCGACGACTGGTGGAGATGGGGAGAGAATAACTACGCTTGAGACTGAAGTAGCGGGACTTTCAAATGTAACATTTGCTAAAGCGAACGAGACAGATTTAATAGCGGCTTTATACCGTATAACAACACTTGAAGTTGATTTAGCAGGAGCAGTTGATGATTTAACGGCGGCTTTATCCCGTATAACAGCACTTGAAAGTGAAGTGGCGGCTTAAATAATGAATTAGTTAAGTTTAGGGATAATTTAATATATATATATAATACAAATAATGAATTTTGATTATAACATTATTAAGATAACATCAAATAAAAATACAGAATTATTTACTTTTGATATAACTCGTATGAGAGACCCCCGAATTCGTGTGGGAATTTTGAAAGCAAATTATAAGGATTATTTAAAAGGAGACAATAGCAAGTTTAGCCCAGTTTTTGAAATTTTTGCGACTAACAATTATTCATTTTGTAATGTGTATAAAGGTAGAGATATGAATTATAACGAGATAAAGAAAAAGAGAGATGAGTTAAATGTGTGGTATAAAAAAAAACAAAATGCGGCAGAATTAGAGTAAAATATTTATAATATAATGTAAATGTATAAATATATGGGTGATATTGATTTTACAAATTTTGTATCAACGAACTCTGGATTTATTTTAACATTCTTTGGGATATGCGGCGGGTGTGTATCGGGTTTAGCGATGTGCTTTTTAAAAAGCCGATGTGTTAGAATTAAGTGTTGTTGTATATCTTGTGATAGAACCCCATTAAGCGAAGCGGGAATAAATGATGTGGCTCTAACTCCTATTCCACACAGAGTAAATAATGTATAAAAAGAATAAATCTCTCTTTTAGGCAATTATATATATAATATTGAATATATATAATTATGAAAGATTTAATACATTCCGCAGAGGGCATAAGATTAGAAGATTTTTTAAAAACTCACGGTTCAAAATTAAAACATACAAGAGCGTTATATGTCGTCGCCCCAAATATGGAAAAGAATAAAGTATATAAATTTGGTATAGCGGGAACTAATACAGGGAACGCATACCAGAGATTAAATGAATATGTAATTTTATATGGAGAGAATGATAAAAAAAATACTTGTAAAGGCGTGTTAATACATTATTGCGGGACGACCGAATATAATCGTCTGGTTTTACCAGAGAAGAGTAAAGTTTTCCAACTGGAACTGAAGTTAAAGCAAGATTTAAAAGCAACCGAAGGTATAGCGAAGGGACGAGGTAGTGAGAGAGTTCTATCAGTTAAAACGCCAATAACTTCTTTATTAAAAACGATAAGTAAATTAACGAGGAGTATAGAGGAGAGACCGATTGAAATAACGAGAGTTGCGAAGGAAAGCACAAAGAAGTATAGGACAGATACAAAAGCGTTTGTAGAAAAGAAGACAGAACAAATCTCGTCAAGAACTCGCTCAAAAAGCGGTAATTTACTTGGTGGGAAAGGGTAGGTGGTAGAGGAAACTCTACTATTTATTAATAATATATTAAAAGTAGTATAAAAACTACCGCTTTTTACTTCAATTTTACTTCAAGAAATTAGATTTACTTCATAGGGTAGTGTGTAGTAGAGTAGTTTTTAGATTTTATTCACTCACCCATATTTTTTATTTTTTTTTGTTGTTCTTTTTATAATTTTTTTTTTTCATTTCTCTTTTTTTTTATACTACTATACTACTACGCTACCTTTTATAAAAAAAAAAGAGAGAAAAGGCAAAAGTAATAGAAAAAGATAAAAGGTTATAATATATTGGGGTAGCGCAACTTTTAAAAAGTAGTATAAAAATTTTAAAGCCTTCCAAATAAGTAAGCCAACTTAATCAAATCTCTCCAACTCTCAAAAATATTTTAAAAAATTAGATAAAAAATATTTAATTTTTTAAGGAATGATATACCTGATGGTATGTTTGGTAATAGAGATAATTATAATTATATTAAAAACGGACGACGAAAGTTTTTAACTCTATTTTGGTAAGAAAAAGTTTTAATTTCAAAATAAGAAAGAGGGGAGGTTTTTTTTTGAGTTTTAGTAAAAATGAAGTATATTTGAAGAAAAATACGAAGTAAAAACAGGCTTTTAAGGTCACTACCTACGAAAAATTTAATATTTTGAGGTAATTTACTTGGTGGGAAAGGGTAGGTGGTAGAGGAAACTCTACTATTTATTAATAATATATTAAAAGTAGTATAAAAACTACCGCTTTTTA